TTAGCAGAAGATTGGGGTGTAGTATAAATTGAAAATAAAATTTAAAGAATGGCTTATTTATTTGAAATAAAAGATAGATCAGTATATCCTTACCCCGAAGTTCTATTAGTATCACCTTTTAAAGAGATTTGGAATAGAGATAGGTCTCAAAAGAAAGAAAGGGCACTAGAAGAGTTTGCTTACATTGAGTTCTTAACCTCTAAGTTGAAAAGTAACCCTTATAAGGGTTACCCTGATGGAGTAAGGGCGAGTAAGATAGTACTAGATATAATGAAGAGTAAGGATTGGAAACCTGACTCTAAAGTTAAAGAGGGGATTAAAGTTGTGGAGGGGTTTCAAAAAGAAGCTTCTCCTACCTTAAGTTATTTCCTTGCTGTAAGTAAAGTAACAGAGAACTTAAAACAGTTTTTTGATACTGTTGACATAAGCGAGAAGAATGAGAAAACAGGTAACCCTTTGTATAAACCAAAGGATATAACCTCTGCTGTGAATGACTCTTCCAAGAATATTACTGAGTTAAACTCTTTGAAGAAAAAAGTAGAAGAAGAGTTATTTGATGCAGTTAAGACTAAAGCAGGAAAAACAATATCAGCATTTGCTAAACTAAACAGTTTTAATTAATGAGTAAATTAAATTCCATAAGAAACCCAGATGGAATCTGGATAAATACCTCAGTATTTATGGAGACTGGGGCTTATTTTGTTGCTAATGGTTACTACTGTCCTGATCCAGAAGAGTCTCCTGATTGGTATGCCTTTTGGAGAGAGGAAAGAAAAAGGATCATGGGAGGCTATACTTGTGGAGGAGTAAAGATTACTGGTACTCACTACTACTATCTCAATTTTTGTCAGATAGAAAAGGCCAAAGATATAGGTGGAGGACTGACTAAAAAGTTCACAGCCTTCCCAGATTTCTGGGATGGAGATTTTAATTACTTCTGGGTAAGAGAGGTAGCTAGGTTTGGGGCCTCATCTATTCTTGACACAGAAGAGCAAAAGATGAAACTGTTTTCTTTAGGGGATATAGATAGGGACATAGAGAATGTAAAGTTATACAACTCTTTAAAACTTGAAATTAAGATTGACAAAAAGGACTTATTTGGTAATCATAACTTAATTGTAGGTAAAGCTAGAAGAAGGGGGTACTCTTTAAAGGCTGCAGCCGTAGCATCAAGAAATTTTTATACTCAACCTAATAAGCTAACAATCTTTGCTGCGTATGAAAAGAAATACTTATACCCAGAAGGTATATTCTCTTTTGCTGATGCAAACAAGGATTTTATGAACTCTAAGACAGCATTTAGAACTCCTTCAGATTATATCAATAGGCCCGCACAAGGTCACATAAGAGCTTCTTATAAAGAGATTACTAATGGAATAGAGACAGAAGAAGGGTTAAAGAGTGATATAATGGCTTTGTCCTTTAAAGATAATGCAGATGCAGCTAGGGGAAAGGATGCACTTGACTTTTTCTTTGAAGAGTCAGGGGCTTTTGGACCTCCTGGACTACTTCAGAAGTCATATTTTGCATCTCAAGATTGTGTAAGAGCTGGATTGAAGAAGACTGGTATGATAACTATTTTTGGGACTTCTGGTGACTTGGAAAGTGGTACAGCTGATTATGCAGATATGTTTGAAAGGCCTGCTGCTTTTGGTTTACTTCCAATGAAAAACATATGGGATCAAGATTCAGAAGATCAAAATTGTGGATTTTTTCATCCTATTAATTGGAACTTGGAAGGGTTCTATGATAAGAACGGAAATTCAGATAAGAATGCAGCAAAAGCTGCAATTATAGCAGAGAGGGATGAAAAGATAGCAGCTGGAGCAACATCAGCAGAACTTCAAAAGAAGCTACAGGAGCTACCATTAGGCCCTAAGGAGGCCTTTGGAGCAGTCTCTATAAATAACTTCCCTACCCTAGAATTAAAATTAAGAAGGTCAGAAGTAAAAGCTAAAAACTTACAAAACATAATGGCTACTCCTATTGAATTCTACTATGATAAAGGTGTAGCTACAGCTAAGGTGCTATTAAAGAATGAGGCTATACCTATTACATCTTTGACTAATCTCCCTAGTAATAAGCAAGGTTGTCCAATTATCTATGAATTTCCTATTTCTAATTCTGAAAAAGGATTATATAAAATAGGTTATGATCCTGTACGACAAGATAATGGGACATCTTTGGCTGCTATTGTGGTGTATAAAGGTAATCACAGAGGAAGTTCATCTAATAATATAATCGTTGCTGAGTACATAGGCAGAAAGAATACTACAGAAGATATAGATCAAATAGCTGTTTTCTTCGCTGAGTACTATAATACTAGAGTAATGTATGAAAATGAAGTGCCAGGATTTAAGAATTTTTGCAGAAGACACAAGAAAATGCACTTACTTGCCGCTCAACCTGATGCTGTTATAAGTAAAAACATAAAAAACAGTAAAACACAAAGGGTTGTTGGGTGCCACATGAATACTCAACTTAAAGATGCTGGTGAAAGATATACTAAGGACTGGCTATTAACTGTTTTAGATTATGATATGAATCAGAAACCAATTACTGTTATAGATAAAATATTCTCTATAAGAATGTTGGACGAATGTATATCTTATAGTCCTAAAGGTAACTTCGATTTAATTTCTGCTTTCTTTATGTGCATCTTTCAAGTCCAAGAAGAATCTTTAAATAAAGAGTACTCTAATAAAAAAAGAGGCAGCAGATTTGTAGAGCTTAGGGATACACTAAGAAATTAAAAGAAAAAGTAGTATCTTTATATGATAATCCAAAAAAATGTCAGACACACAAAGAAATATAAAGGATAAGCTTAGTAGAGCTGAGAAGCATAAAAATAAAAAACAATGGTTTAAGGATAAATCCAATTGTTATGATATAAACTCTGAAAGTTCTACAATTTCTAATTCATATCATCAAACTATGAAAGAGAAGATGCAAGTAAGCTACAATCTAAAGAATAATATCTTGGATATGGAGTTATACAATAGTGTCTGTAAACCTTTTGGGGATCTAGGTGATGAAGCCAGTGGAGGAAGTTTATCTGCTGTACTAACTAACAGAGATATTATTAATCCTAAGTTTAAAGCTGTATTAAGTTTAGCAACTAAAAGGCCTTTTGGATTGAATTTGTTAGCTGTTAATAAGGAGGCCACAACAAGGAGGGAAGTAGAAACAGTAAGACAAATGAAAGAGTTTGTAGTTTCTAATATAATGGATCCAATAAAACAAAGTATTGAAGAAGAGTTTCAAGAAGAGATGCAAGGGGAGTTATCTCCAGAGCAAAAACAAGAAATACAACAAAAGATAGCTGAAGAAGAGAAAAAAAGAACTCCAGAAGAAGTCATTAAATACATGTCCAGGGAACATCAAGATCCTGCTGAAATACTTTTCAATCAAATATTAAACTATCAAAAAGAGGATCAAAGACTACAATATAAGTTCGGCAAAGCATTTGAGCATGGATTAACCTCTGCTGTGCAAGTTATGTACGTAGGAGAATTAGGAGGTAAACTTAGAACATGGAATATAAATTCTTTAGATTTCACTTATGATTGTAATAGTGACTTAGATAACATCCAAGATGGGGACTACGCTACTTGCAGGTATAAAATGAGTGTCCCAAGAATAGTAGAACTCTTTGGTGAGTACCTGTCAGACTCTGATATAGATACTGTACAAGATAAGATGCAAGCTGTTGCATCAGAAAGAATGGACACTCTTTCTTTTGATTTTAAAACTCCAGCACAGAAGTATGAAAGATCATCTTCTAATACTGTAACTGTAGTACACACAGTATTTACATCATTACGTAAATTAAAATTCTTAACAAGAGAAGAAGAAGGGGAAGAATTACTAGAGGTTGTAGATGAAACTTATACTATAGATAAGGACGCAGGAGATATTAAATTGGAAAGTAAATGGTTTCCAGCTAAGTATGAAACCTGGAAAATAGGAGAGGACTTATGGCCTGTTATGAGACTGCTTCCTGGACAATTTGAGGACTTGGATAATCTAGGAAGTTTCCCTTTACCTTATATTGGTGCAATACATGATAATACTAATACTTACCCTGTCTCTTTTATAGAGAGGCTTAAAGATTATCAATTTGATATTAATGTTATCTACTTCAAATTAGACAACCTAATAAATTCTGATGAAGGTAAGAAAGTCTTAATGAATATTAATGCTGTTCCAGATAGTGCTAATATGTCAATGAAGGAATGGCAGTACTTTGCTAAAACTACACCTTATATGTGGTTTGACCCTAGTGAAGAAGGTTCAACATATCATGATGTTAACACAGTAGCAAAACAACTAGACATGTCTCTTATGTCTGATATTTCTAAGTATCTAGAAATAGCAGAAAACATAAGACATCAAGCAGGAAGAAGTGTAGGTGTAACAGATAGTGTAGAAGGGCAAACAACAGCAAGAGAGGCTGTAAGTAATAACCAGCAAAATTTAATACAGACTTCTAATATACTTGAGCCTTATTTTAACTTGCATACTCAATTCAAAAAAGATGTTGTTCAACAAGTCTTAGATGTATGTAAAGTTATCTATAGGGACTCCCCTCCTGAATCTTTAGCTTATTACTTAGATGATATGTCAATTGGACTATTAAGTATGGATGAGGACCTTCTTAATACAACTAAAATTGGACTATTTGTATCGGACTCTAATAAAGCTTTTGAAACTAAAGAGCTTCTTTCCCAACTTTCTCATGCTGCTATGCAGAATCAGACATTGGAGATGTCAGATATAATTGAGATGCATGAACAAGAAAGTTTAGCTGAAGCAAAAGATAGGTTAAGGGTTGCAGAATCTAGGCAAGCTGAAAAAGCCCAACAACAACAACAAGCAGCAGCAGAAGCAGAAAAAGAACAAGCACAAAAATCTGAGGAGTACGCACAGAAGGCTCATGAAAGGGAGAAGGAGTTAATCATTCTTAAAGAAGAAGAGAATAGAAAAACTGAGATTATGAAAGCTTCATTAATGGCTGCATCATTTAACCCTGATATAGATAAAGATAGTGATGGAGAGAATGACTTTATTGAGTTAGGAAAGTCTGAATTAGCAGCTGATATAGCTAAAGATAAAAACAACAGAGAGATAGATAAGTTAAATCATCAGAAGGTAGTAGACAAAGAGAAGCTTAGCATAGAAAGATTAAAAGCTAAAAATGTTGGATAGTGTTATGAGACACTATCTTCAAATACTTAATGTTTAAAGTTAAAATAAATAAATAAATAAACTAATTTAGTACAATGGAAGAAGGAACTATACATGAATTTTCAGGGTGGGATGATAATCCAGTAGAAGATATAGGAGATGTAATATTAGCTTCTGTTGAAGCTCCCACAAGTCCTGAGCCGGAGAAGACAGAACCTAAAAATGAGAATAAGAAAGAGAAAGAAGAATTAGAACTGGAAGATACTTTTAAGACTTTTGCAGAAGATGCAGATTCTACAGAAGGTGCCCCAGCACCAGAGGAAACAGAGGATACAGATGGTACAGAGGCCACAGGTGAAACAGATAACTCTTTTAGCTTACTAGATAGCTTAAAGAAAAAAGGTTTAATAGAGTTTGAACTAGAAGAGGGGCAAGAAATGACACCTGAGTTAGAAGATCAACTTATATCAAAATCTTTTGACACTAAAGTAGAAGAAAGCATAGAAGAAATATTTTCTGAGATGTCTCCGTACTTACAAAGGCTAAACAAATTTGCTTTAGCCGGTGGAGACCCTAAGGCATTTGTAGACAGTACTGCCAGTGAAGTTGATCCAAGTTTAGATTTATCAATAGAAAGTAATCAAATTAAAATTTTAACTGCTCAACTTCAAAAGGATGGGGAGAGTCAAGAGGAGATTGATTCACAAATAGAATTTTATAAAGACTCTGGAAAATTAGAGAGATTAGCAACACTTAAGTATAACAGGCAACTACAAGATCAAGAGGAAGCTCAATCAGCTCTTATAGAGAATCAAAAAAATACTAAAAAGGATAATGCAGCTAAAGCAGCAAAATACAGATCTGACATGGACAACTATGTTAAGGGTACTGAGTCTGTACTTGGCATGAAATTAAACAGGCAAGAGAAAAAGGATCTTCCTTCTTTTATGTATGACAGCACAGTAAAACTTAAGGGTGGAGGGACAGCAACTAAAATGCAGGTTCAACTACATGCTGCATTACAAAATGAAGAAAAGGCACTAGCTATAGCTAAATTATTGAATTCAGATTTTGATTTCAGTTCTTTGACATCAGGAAAAGAACAAAAAATATTAAGAAGGGTAAAGGATAATCTTGAAGGAAAAGGTGTTAAAGCCCCAGAACCTACAAAGAGGACTAAGAATTTCGCACACTATTTTAATAAATAAGAGTTTTACAAATAAATAAATAAATAACTATGGCTGCGACTACGCAAAATAAGTTTCAAACTAAAGCTATGAAACAACACAGTAATATGACTGCGTTGAATCATTTAGGTTTAGGTTTGAA